TATGTCGAACCGGAACAAACGGATAGACCAAGGGGGATTTAATGACGTTACAGATGATTTTAATCGGCTCAGGTACTGCACTGGCTATTTGTGGTTATGTGGTATTTAAGCTCAAACGTGCCGGGCGTGAAATTGACCGATTATTAAAAGATAACGAGCAGTTGGTGCGTGAAAAAGCTGTCTCTGGTACGCAGGTGAAACATTATGAAACGAGAAAACAACATGAAGAAAACAGTCGCAATGCTGACCGTGACACTCTTATTGATGGGTTGCACAAGTCAGGGGATCTCCGTGATTAATGCAAGCTGTGCCGGTTTCTCGTTGATCTCCGCAAGCCGTCAAGATACGACAGAAACTTTGCGTCAAATTAAAGTGCATAACGATACATATCGAACTATTTGTCAGCGAGGTGAAAATGGAAGTGCACATTAATGGGATGATGATTTTTAATGGGTTGGTATCTGTTGCGGTGTTCTTTATTGGTGTGTGGTTTAAGAAATTAGACAGTGAGTTTAAAAGCCTGCATGACGAAGTTAAAGAAGTTAAGCGCGATTATGTCTCAAAAGAAGTGGCTGGTATCACCAATCAAAGCATTTTAGATAAATTAGGGGCAATTTCTGAGCAATTGCAGTCCATTACGAAAAAATTAGATAACAAGGCAGATAAATAATGTCAGCAAGAGATCGGAAACGCTTAGAGCAATTAACCGAAAGCGCACAAACAAATGCAAAACTAGATGAAATTTTAGGTTTGACCCGTGCAGTCAATCATAAAATCGACCGTTTAGATGGGCGTGTGGATGATATTGATGTCCGTTTAGCTAAGGTAGAAAACAGTATGGCTAAATTGGGGGTGCGATCCGCTTTAGTTGGTGGTTTGGGCGGTTTATTGGTATCGGTTGGATTTGAGCTAATCAAAGCCAAATTAGGAGGCTAGTGAATATGGCACACGATGAAAAAACCAAGGCTTATGTACGCCGTTGCTATGTGTTTGATTGCCTGACGCTAGAACAAGCAGCAGAAAAAGCCAAAGTATCCTACAACACGGCGCGCCGTTGGAAAAAAGAAGCGGAAGCACGTGGTGACAACTGGGACACGGTGCGTGATGCGAATACCATGGCAAGTGGCAAAGTGGAAGACGTAGCGCGCGGTATGCTCACCACTTTTGTGATCTACTTTGAAAAGACCATGGAAGAGCTACGTCATACGGAAGACTTGCCAGTCAGCGATAAAGCTAAACTGATCCAAGGTTTGGGTGATAGCTATTCAAAAATGGTGGCGAGTAGTAAGCGGTTATTGCCGGAAGTGTCGGAACTGGCGACGGCTGTTAAGACAATGATGATGTTCGGGGATTATGTGCAAACAAAAACAACGGATAAACAAGTACTTGATGTCATTATCGACGCATTAAACGAGTTCGGTGCAATCTTAAAAAAGGAATATAAAGAATGAGACTGCTAATTCATTATTTGCCCTGTATTGTTTCCATTATTTGTGCCTACTTTTTATTAAAACATGGTGTGAGTGGCTGGGGCTGGTTCCTTTTTATCGGTTTATTAGTCACGCCATGTAAGAGTAAATAAAATGAGAAATAAAGAGCTTTTAGCCGAATTAAAAGCCTATTCAGACAGCTTGCGACAAAAGGTCGAGGCAAAGTTTGAGGGGTGGGATGATTCTCTTGCTGCCATTAGTGAGCGACGCAAAAAGGTGTTAGATCCTGTTTCGGGCTATGACTTTTTTGTGTCGAATTACTTTCCGCATTATGTGCGTTCTAGCTCTCGTTCGCAGTTGCATAACTATCTTTTTGAGCAGTTGCCACAAGTATTACAACAGCCATCATCAGTGCATTTAGCCATTGCTGCGCCACGTGGTGAAGCTAAATCGACCTTGGTTTCCCAGCTCTTTACACTTTACTGTCTTGTGACACAGAAAAAACGCTATGCGTTGATTGTGATGGATAGTATCGACCAAGCCTATCCAATGTTGGAAGCCATTAAAGTAGAGTTGGAATTTAACCAACGTTTGCGCATTGATTTCCCTGAAATGGCTGGACAAGGGCGTGTGTGGCAAGCCGCAACTATTATCACGAAAGCCAATCAAAAAGTGCAAGTAGCAGGCTCTGGCAAAAAATTGCGTGGTTTACGCCATGGGGCGTATCGTCCTGATTTGGTGGTACTGGATGATATTGAAAATGACGAACAAGTGCGTAGTCCCGAACAGCGTGACAAATTGCACGATTGGTTGAAGAAAACCGTCCTTCCGTTAGGGGCAGCTGGGGATAAGTTAGATGTGGTGTATATCGGGACTATTCTCCATTACGACAGTGTTTTAAACCGCACTTTATCGAGTAAAGCGTGGAAGACAGCTAAGTTTAAAGCCTTAATTCGTCAGCCTGATGATATGAGCCTGTGGGATAAGTGGGAGGACTTCTACTTAAACGAAGGCGAAGCGGTGGCTGATGCTTTCTATACGCAAAATCAAGCGGCAATGGATAAAGGCGCAGTAGTGAGCTGGGCTGCTCGTCCTATTTTAACCTTGATGAAGATTCGCGCTCGTGATGGGCATGCCACCTTTGATTCGGAATATCAAAATGACCCGTTAAGCAGTGATGATGCGATGTTTGCCAATAGTTTGACTTATTGGACGGAATTGCCAGCAAATTTAATTTATTTCGGTGCGCTTGACCCATCCTTAGGAAAAGCAGGGGCAAGCCGTGACCCCTCTGCCATTTTAGTGGGTGGGTATCACCGAGAAACAGGCAAGTTATATGTTGTGGAAGCGCAAGTGAAGAAACGTTTGCCTGATTTAATTATTGAAGATGTGATCCGTATGCAGAAGCAATACCACTGTCAGCGGTGGTTTGTTGAAACGGTGCAATTCCAAGAGTTTTTAAAAGATGAATTAGTGAAACGCTCGGCACAACGTGGCATTCCTGTTCCAGCGACGGCAACTAAACCAAATACAGACAAAATGTTGCGTATTGAGAGCCTACAACCCCACATGGTGAATGGCTTAATTTTGTTGCATAGCTCGCAAGCTACACTGATTTCCCAGTTACGCCATTTTCCGAAAGCAGACCATGATGATGGCCCGGATGCGCTGGAAATGTTGTGGCGTAATGCCGTGGGTAGTTCGGCAGCGATTGAGTGGATTGGGTTAAATCAACTGAATGAGATTGAATCAGATGAATACGAAGATGAAGACGATCTTTATTCAATATGGAAACATTAAAGGCGGATTAAATGGGATTTATTGATAAGGTTAAAAACCTTTTAAAAGGTAATGAAACAGAGCCAACACAAACCGATGATGCGGAAGTAACTGCAACGGGGCGTGTATTAGATGATCACCCCTCTGCAAAAATTACGCCTTCAAAATTAAAGCAGATTTTAGAGGATGCCGAAAACGGCGATATTCAGGCGCAGCATCAACTTTTCATGGATATTGAAGAACAAGATAGCAGTATTGCCGCCAATATGATGACACGTAAGCGTTCAGTTTTAACGCTAGATTGGCGTATTGTTGAACCACGTAATGCAACCCCTGCAGAAGAAAAATTGCAAGCAGAGATTGATGAGTTATTTTATCAATATCCCAATCTTGAAGACTTGTTTATCGATTTAATGGATGCCGTGGGACACGGTTTTTCGGCGTTGGAAATTCAATGGGCGCAAGTAGATGGCAAATGGGTTCCCAAAGGCTTTAAACCTTGTCCGCAGTCTTGGTTTAAATTGGATAAAGAGGATAGTTTATTATTACGCACGCCAGCTAATCAAATGGGTGAGCCTTTACGTCCTTTTGGTTGGGTGGTACATCGCCATAAATCTCGTTCGACACAGTTGGCTCGTGATGGCTTATATCGCACATTGGCATGGCTTTATATGTATAAGCATTATTCGGTGCGTGACTTTGCCGAGTTTTTGGAACTCTATGGTATGCCTATTCGTATTGGTAAATACGGTGCAGGCGCGACAACAAGTGAAAAGCGCACACTGTTACGTGCACTTGCAGATAT